GAGCATCTCAAGTAACGGAACCACATCGGCCTCGTTCACGGTGTCCGTCACTTCTTCGTTGACTACCGGACAGGGCGTGCTGACTGTACCTATCACCGTGGACGGGAAGTCTTTCACGAAGAATTTCTCATTTTCCGTGGCTTTCAAGGGCAACACGGGCGCCACCGGGGCGACGGGTCCCAAGGGGGATGCGGCTGTATTCTACATCATAGAGACTGACGTGCGCATCGTAAAGAAGTCTTGGGACAACAAGCTGACCCCGACGTCCGTGACTTGTACGAAATACAAACAGACGGGAAGCAATGCGAGGGCAACAACTACGGAAAAGACATTGAAATACCAGCGTGTGGGCACGGACAGCAGCGTACAGACCGCTGCAAGCGGAAGTTCGGTAACGGTATCCCCTACTTCTACGACGACCTCCATAAAGTTCTGGCTTTATGACGGGAGCACCATCATAGACAGGGACGAAATCCCTGTCGTGGGTGACGCTGTGGATGTTTATGAAAAGGTGCATGCAGAAATAACGGCTGCGGAAGGTGAAATCGGTTTATTGTCTACCAAGGTCACTACCGTGACGGATTCCGTAACGGGTCTTGAAAAGGAAGTGGAGACCAATACCGCCGAAATAAAATCCGCCAAGGGACAGATTTCGAGCACGGCATCGCAAGTGAGTTCTTTGGGCACGAGGGTAAGTACCGTGGAGCAGACGGCCAGCGGCCTCACTACTACGGTGAACGGCCTTAACGGGAAGGTGTCGAAACTGGAACAGACGGATTCGAGCCTGACGAGCAGGATTACCTCGGCGGAGGGAAAGGTGAGCACCATCGAGCAGAAAGTGAGCAGCATTTCACTGAAAGTAGACGGCATAGAGCCTGTGAACCTTTTCAGGGACGGTTCCTTCGAATCCGGGTATAACACTTTCAGAACATCGGGAAGCGGTAAAGACGACGTGGAGGTCGGCATATCGGCCAACGGAAAAGTGGGAAAGAATGCCATGATGGTGAAATGGCCGGGCAAACGCACAACGGTCTACCTTGAACAAAAGCCCTTCGTGAATCCCAATGCTACCTATACCGTCTCGTTCTGGATGTACATCAACGTAGCGACGAATTACCAGGCTTTCGTCGTCAATGCATTAGACAAGAACGACAACAACCTAAGCGTGAACGACTCTACGTTAAACATTGAAATCCCCGGAACCAAGTGGACACAGTTCATCCATAGGTTCACGACCCCGGCCAACACGGAACGCCTTGAATTTTACTTCCGTGCCAGTGCTAATGTAGAGAACGGAACGATTTCATATATTGACGGGTTCATGCTACTGAAGGGGGATTATCTGGACAATATTCCCTCTTATTTCATTCCTAACGACAGTGTGAACGGTGACACCCTTCTTTCTACGGGAATAGACATAGAGAACAAAAAAGTCATTGTGACGAGCGACCAGTTCGTCATACAGAACAATGACGGAGAAGTGACGGCGAGCGTGAATGAGGATGGTGTGCTTTCGGTGGGAAGCGGGGAGTTCTCGGGTTTCATCCGTACCATACCACGTATCATAACGAAGAATACGGGCGATAACGGAGATGTGGAGTTCAAGGACAATTACTACCAAATCAGCTTAAGCAACTTGTACAAAGGAGGCTTCATCTATGTGGACGTGGAATCGAACAGCTATGCCGGTGACGGAATCAAATTACCGTTGGGGCTAAAGTACGCCGGTGCGAGAGTGACTATCGTGAACAAGTATCCGGCCAAACGGCTTATCATAACTACAAGGCATGAGGCTTTGGACCCGGGTTACGGAGATTGGAGCGATGACGAGAACAATGCAATGCGGCTCGGTGGCGTACAGATAAGCCACGTGGAGATGGGAAATGTGAGCACACAAGGAAACAACCGTTTTGTGGAGCTGCTTGCCGTTCCGTATTATCTGGACGAGACAATAGGCAGCGTAAAGTACCAGGGACAGGTGGAATGGGTGGTACTGAACAATCAGGAGTTCACGACGGCCAACAATACGACAGGGGGAAAATATGCGAAATTCAAATAACATTATTCATTTATTAAAAACAAAAGGTTATGGAGATTAAGACAAACAGTACGAGGGTGATTTACAACGGAGAGACCACAACGGCAAATGCCAAGTACAACATCGAGTATGAGACGGACGGTAAGGAACTGAAACGCGTGAACGCCTTGGTGAACAAGGTGGAGGAAGTGGAGCTTCCTATGGAGGAAGGCATGCAGAAGGGCGTGCAGGAAACCCTGTTGGGCAGTATCTATTATGAGAACGGTTATTACACGATGTCGAACTTCCCGGAGAGTGAGGAACTGCCGAAGTACATATCGGATGCCATCCAGATAGTGAAGCAGATAAAAGAAGACGCTTCTGCCTGACTATTGAAACAACGGGTATAAGGCGGCGGTGCCTGCCTTACCCGTTTGCCGGGGTCTTGTCTTGTGGACCGGGGGGCTTTGGCATTAATTAGAAAAATGTATTGTAATGGAGAAAGCTATTATTGATTTTATTGAAAACCACATGATGAACCACATCATACTCATAGCGTTATGCGTGGCGGCCACGATAGGTGCAATGGCCGTGGATTTGGTCTCGGGGGTACAAAAGGCCAAACAACGCGGTGAGGCACGGACTTCTACGGGATATAAGAAGACGGCCACGAAGGCAAAGAAGTATTTCACGCCTTTCCTGACGTTGTGTTTTATCGACATCCTTTGTTGCGTGGTGATTCCCATTCCGGTGTTCTCGATGTTGTGGACGGCTTACTGCATTTTCTGTGAGTTTGTGTCCGTAAGGGAGAAATCATGGCAGAAGGAGGAGCTTCGGAAGGCGGAGAAGACGATGAGAGTAATCATTGACAACAAGGATGAGATAGCCAAGATGGCGGCAGAGCTTCTGTTTCAAAGGGAGAATGAGAATAATACAGTAAAGAAGGAGGAAAAATAAGATGGCACTTAGGAATTTGAATTTCACCCTTCAGGGTGACAGGTATGTGGCGGAAGAGACCGTGAATGCGGACTATGCACTTCATCTGGAAAGGAAGGCGGGCGGCGGGTTTTATATTTTGCAGCGCAGTTCGGACGATGGCATGTTCGTGTCGTGCCCGCTCCCGGCGGGCTTGTACAATCCCGGCCAGTTCATAGACTGGTGTTTCGGCCATGGCGTTTATCCGATGCACATCAGGATTGAGAGCATGACGGAGGTGACGAAGGGCACTATCAGGGAGGCGGAATGATGGAGAGGATGAACTTTTCACGGTTGAATATGACGGGGCTGGGAACAGCCCGCGTCAATTCTTCCGGTATCACGGAGTGCGGGGATTCGTATGAGCTTATTGACAATGCCTTGCTCTTGGAGAATGGGAAGGCTTGGCTTTGGACTGACGGAAGTCCCGTAATGATGGCAGAGGTGACGAGAAGGACAGTTAAGAAACAATTAAAACATAAGTAGTTATGGCAGTAGAAGGAAAAACGATATTACAGACTACGGAACGCACGGAGCTGACGGGGAAAGAAGGTATCCCGTTTCAGGAGGGGACGCAGAACGGGCACATGCTTCTGGAGAAAATCAAGGAATATATTAGTAGTGACGTCTATATTTGCCCCGGTGCTTTTCAAACAACAGAAGGATGGTCTACAACAGACGTAGAATCTATTGTAGGGAATTGGGATGAGTTTACAAAAGCTGTCTTAGGTAGAAAGGCAATTATCACCAGTATTTACTCACAAGATGCAGCCTATACAGGTATAGGCTTAACTGCCCAAGCAATTGAAGGCTACGCTTTATTTATTATGGTACAGGATAAGTATTTTGCATATTTAATTAGTGAAGACTTGGTAATCCTTCTTATTAGTGATACTGTGCTCTTTGCGAATTCTGTTGTAGATAATTTGAATAGTTTAGAAACTAAGCAGCCTCTCTCTGCCAACCAAGGTAGGATTCTTAATGAAAATATTTCGGAAATCTCAAATCCTGCCTCTGCGGAAAAGGATGGATTAATGTCGAAAGAGGACAAGGAAGCCTTTGACAATATGAAAGACGGCGGTGCCATCGAATATAAGGAGATTTCCGGGCAGACGGTGGATGCCGATGACCTTATCGTGCCGAAACTCACTGTAAGATACCTGAACAAGAACGCCTCCACAGCGGGAAACATATCGAATATACCGGCAAAGGGAGGCTTCGTTTTGGAATCAATGTGCGTGAGGTATGTGGATAAGGATAATTGCGGGTATATTCAAAGATGGGTTTCCCAAGCTACTGATGACAATCTCCTTCCATACTCTTATATAAGACAGTATGCAGATGGAGAATGGACCGAATGGCGTAAAGAAGTAGATACGTACATCTCTGTCAATGAACCTTTTCAAAAAGTGGGATTATATTTCAACACGTCTGGATTCCAAGTGGGAAACGTATCCAATTCTTCGGTAGTAAAAAATGGGTCTTTTGTCATTTCAATGGGTTATACAGCACTACACCTGACAGGAATTAAAAACAGTACCACTTATAAGGTTGTGTCGAATGCTTCAGTGGGATATTGGATGATGAAGACCTGCCCGCAACAATTCTTCCATGCCGGAAAGGGCGCAGTAAGTGAAGATAAAACAAGCGAATCGGCTGAGACAAAAAAACAATACGTGGCCGAAGTGGTATCCGTGAATGCGGAAGAAGAGACCGTGACGTTCTCAAAGACTCTAAACCCTTATACGGATTTCAATGATTATTCCGCGAAATTTTATGCTTATGTGGATAAAGCCTCATTTTCACTTGAGGCTGGAACCACATTCAATTATTCCATATCGGGCACGGAATGTGTGGCAGGCGGGGACGAATCCGGAAATTGCGTGGCTATTGGAGCCCGTTGCGTGTCCATCGAGGACAATTCAGTTGCACTCTGTTGGCAGACTGTAGCATTAAACTTCGCCGAGACGGCATTGGGGATATCCAACAAGTCGCACAAAGGGGATTCTGCGGACAAGCAGACATTGTTTTCCATCGGCAACGGGACGCAGTATTTCAACGATTGGGGGACGGCAAAACAGAAGAACGCCATGGAGGTGATGAAGAACGGTGACGTGTACATCGAAGGTGTCGGTGGATATGACGGAATCAACGATGGTTTCACAGCCCAATCCGTGCAGGACGTAATCTCCGGTTTGCTGTCGGAGGTTTCGGCATTAAAGGAGGAAATAGAAGCACTAAAGGGAAGCGGGGCATGAAAAAAGGGAGGCCGCCGCCTCCCTACACATTAACCTTAATCTTAATACTTTATGAAAACATATTAATTACATAAGCGTCCCTCGCGGGAGGCAGAAGCAAAGTTAAACAAAAAAGTGGAGATATGAAAGCAAGTAATTCATTGATCGAGGCGATAAAGAGGTTCGAGGGATTCCGGGGAACGGCTTACCGTTGCCCGGCGGGGGTGTGGACGATAGGCTACGGACATACGGCGGGCGTAAAGCGTGGCGACAGGATGACGGAGGGCGAGGCGGAACGGCAGCTCAGGCGTGACTTGGCGGAATATGAGGCATTCGTGGACAAACTGGGCGTGACAGAGAGGCAGAACAAGTTTGACGCGTTGGTGGATTTCGCGTATAACCTTGGGTGCGATGCGTTGGCCGGTTCCACACTTTTGAAGAAAATACGGGCTTGCGCGCCGGATGCGGAGGTGCGTGGGGAGTTCATGAAGTGGGTGTATGCGACTGTGGCCGGGAAGAAGCGGAAGCTGGAGGGACTGGTGAAGCGCAGGAAATGGGAGGCTGACAGGTTCTTTAATATCGCGTGAGGAAAAGGATGAGGTATGAATGGGGAAAAGGATGAGGAATACTGGCCGATGCTTGACGATGGCGGAGGAGACGACGGGAAGGGTTTGCCGCCTTGGTTGGTTTTCCTCGTGTTGGCCGTGGGTGTCTGGATGCTGGCGCGGGCATTGGCGATGTGAAATGAATGATTATTAACCCGGTGGCGGGGAAGCGGTCTTTGACTTGGTGGGATTGCAGTTAATGAAGATAAATAAGGCTTAACAAGCTTGGAAAAATGGACAAATTACTCTACTTTTGTTCCATTCAAATGTTAAAATATGAAAGATAATGCACTTTCTGTGGCTAATTATTTCATTGATTTAGCGAAAAAGGAGAATAAGAATCTAACACAATTAGGTTTGATGAAACGTGTCTATATAGCTCATGGATTCTCTTTGGCGATAAACAAGGAATCTTTGCTTGACAAACGTTTTGACAAGGTGGAAGCATGGAAATACGGGCCTGTAATTCCATCTGTTTACCATTCTTTCAAGCAATACAAGGCCGACCCGATAACAGAAAAGGCCGTTGTGATGGATTGGGACGAGAATAATTGTACGATTTCATTTCCGGAGCCAGTGTTGGAGGGTGACAAGGCAAAGAAAATTGTTGAGATGGTATGGAAGCGTTACCGTGATTTTACGGATGCTGAAATGGTAACTTTGACGCACCGAAAAGGTACGCCATGGTCTGTTTGTTATGTACCGGAACAAAATGTTCCTATTCCGGATGAAGTAACAGCCCTGTATTATGAAAAGCTTGTTGAAACGGTATTAAAGTCGCACAAGTCATGAAAGGAAAGTTTGAAGACCTTATGCGAATCCTTTCTGATGAAGGCAAGGACAAGGAGGAATCCGAAGAATCACAGGTGAATTTGTTTGAACAAAAATCCAATGAACTGACAATAGATTACCTGCGTGCACAGATGGACCGCCAAAGGGAGGAAATAGAGGGACTTAAACAAGACCGTGAGCAACGGAAAATATTCAGTTACGTGATATTTGGATTCATGTGCATATATATGTTGATTTCTCTCGCTCTTGTGTTCTTGGACGGATACGGGATAATATTCTTGTCAGACAAGGTACTTATAACCTTACTTACCACATCGTTGGCCAATGTGATAGGGATATTCAATTTTGTTGCAAAATATTTGTTTCATCCTAAAAAATGAAAATAGTCCCTTGCATCAGGGGAATAGTAGTCAAGCCATACGAAACCATTTCGTTAACCAAGCGGCAATCCCACATAAACAAGTCGGGGTTGCCGCTTTTTCGTTGCCACAAAAGGAATGGAGAGATGAATAGATTTTTTAAAGTGTTCTGGCCTTGGCTGATGGTGCCGGTGTTCTGGCTCGTGGTCGGCCTGTTATTGTTTGCCATGTGTGGATGTGCACGGGTACAATATGTTCCGGTGGAAACGGTCAGGGTGGACAGCGTGTATGGTGTACGTTGGTTTTCGGATAGTACTTTCCTCAAAGATTCTATTTACATAGAGTTGAGGGCGGAGAGGGACACAGTGTATAGGACAGAATATAGGTATCGGACACATTGGAGAGACCGCGTGGTGCATGACACATTGGAGACGGTCAGGGTGGACAGTGTATCAGTACCGGTTCCGGTGGAACGTAAGCTTTCGCGGTGGGAGGAAACCAAGCTGCATTACGGAGGCTTTGCGCTTCTGGCTGTGGTTGTTTGTATCCTTATCGGATTCGGAAGGTTTGTGTACAAGCTAAAAAAGTAACGTTTGCTCCTTCGGGGACGGGAGTATAAAAAAGCCCCCAACGTTCCTTGCATTACCACATGACAAGACGCGAAAATAGCTCGCGCGTTGAGGGCTTTATGTCTTCATCGCGAGCTATTGTTGTATATAAACGCCTTGTCATGTGGTTTGACAAAGGTATGAATAAAAATTGAATATTGTATGTGTAAGGCAGATATTTTTAATGAGATTATTCAGGTTGTCAGCAGGGAAACGGAGATTGCACCCAAAGTCATATTGTCGGGAAGCAAGGAAGCGGAGGTCGTCGATGCGCGTTACTTGCTTGTGTATTTCCTTTTTAAGGAGGGCTTCTACCCTTCCCAGATTGCATCATTGGTCGGCAAGACGAAACGGGCGGTAAACTATATGCTGTCTAATTTTTCTTCGCGTGTGAGGTGTGGGAAAATGATGGGAATATATCGGGAAAGAATCGGGAATGAGTTGGGAAAGAATTGATTTTTTTATTTGCCATGTATCCATATTTTTGCTGTACGGTTGACATTGACCGGATTAAATGAGTTAATTATGGATACAGAGAAGAAAGAAATCGTAGAAAAGAAAGTTTACGAGGACGGTAAGAAGGAGTATGCTTCTAAGAGTATGGCTGGAACAGCGTTGGGGTTCGGTATTGCCGGAACAGCGTTGGGTTTGTGGGGTGCATCCCGTAGAAGCGGATTGGGAATCGGTGGCGGCATGCCTGAAAACGTGAATATCAACACCGTCAGTGATGCCATTGCAGGACGATCCGGTGCGGCTCCTACAGCCTTTCAGGCGTGGGAAAAGGAGTGTGAGGATGCCATCGCATTAACCAACACCATTTGGGGGTTAAAAGTGAACACCATGGAACAGATGTACGCCCACCGGGATACGGACGTGGCTGAAAAGTTCGGCCTGTGGAAATCTCAAGTGGAAGGAGACTTTGGAAATTATAAGGCTTCCCGTGACTTGTATGACCACATGAGCGAAAAACTGAATACGGCTGCATTCGGACTGTACAAGGGACAGAGAGACTTGTATGACACGCTCAACGAGCGTTACTCGGAGAAGTTCTGTGAATTGGATAAGAAAGTGTATGGCATGGAAATCGCCAACCTTTATCAAAACAAGATTATCCAAATGGGATTGGAAGGCGTTTTGAAAGAAAGCATGTGTTATACCGACCGTAAGACTTGTCGTGCCATTTATGGTGTGGTAGGTTTGCCGAGCACACCGACAACCACGGTATTGGAGGGTGCAAACCCTTTCGGATGCAATTGCGCACGTCAACAGGGCACAGCGCCGACGGCGTAAAACCGGCACGCAGAAAGAAGCGTTAGTGGTAAAGCCCCTTCGGGGGCGATACCACTTTCTACTAAAAACCACTAACAAAGATATTATCATGGGAATATTTGAAAATGACCCGTTATTAGGAAACCGGCCGAGTTTGGAACAACTTGAACGGCAGAATGAAATGTATGCACAGAAATTGCAAGAGTTAAGGAATATGCCTGTACACTCCGTTTCACAACAACAAGGAACATCCACACCGTTATGGGATGAGATAGACAAGATTGTATCTTCTCTTAACGAGCAAGAAAAAACGGTATTGGTGAATAACAAAGAATATTATGAAAACAGTGTGGCTATTCAGGAAATGGTAAACGCAGAAATCCTTATTCTTGTCAAGAGACGGATAGAAGCTTCACCGGAAGGAAAAGCTATCTTGGAACAACAACTTTCATTTGTGAAGAAGATGTCAAGGGCAGCCAAGGAAGAAACAGCTAAAAGGGATGCACTGTTTCGGGAATATATGACGGAACACAGTGACATGACCTGGCAGGAGTTCATCGATATGAAAAACGGGAAACCTAAAAAGAAATAATCATGGAAACATCGGATGTTATAAAATTGAAAGAGGGAATAAAAGAAGCCCTAAAAAATTGGACTGGGAGTAAGATTGATGCTCTATTTCCCAAGAAACCACAAACAAGGGTCATACTAAAGCGTGGACTTTACAATTACCTTGAGAAAGAAGATTTAAAAATAAACGGCATGGTGGAGCGTATCATGCTTTTCGTGGGTGATGAAAATGGAGTGATTAACACAGACACTGCCATTGACATGCTTATTGACTTATTCAAGGAAATGGATGTGCAGGAATATAAAATAGGGATTATTCCCATTACCGTAGGTAAGGGTGAATTTGTGCTGAATCTTCCTCATAATCCACTGTTAGACATGCTTGTCGGTGAATTGGGAAAAGTGACAATAAAAGCGGAAGACATACTCGAAATGAAAAAAATGTTTGTTGAGGCATAATATCTCAATATGCAAGAAGAAAATTATATAAATGAACTGATTGACAGAACCGACAATATTCCGTATATGGATTATTGCCGGTTGCTGTCGGTACTGTATTGGAATTTGTGAGGACCAATACTATTGTTCATTTTATCAATCCATAAATTTTCAGCCATGACAGAATCTTATTGTAGATGAACTCCACATCATTACGGAAGTTCATATAGTTGTACTGATAAAGAAAGACAAGATCCGCACTATTATTAGAAATTGTGCTTTTAGCCTGAATGCCTAACACTTTGGATAACTCGTTACGCAACCCGGAAGCCATCTTATCGCCTGCCAAAGAGGATGGAGAGTAAAGATATAATATAATGAAGATGAACTTTTTCCGTTGCATTACTGTACTTATGCCTTCATCGGACTTTTTGCAAATGATATTGGTGAACGTTTTATAAATTAGGGGAATAAGCTTCTTGTCTGATAGTATCGGTTTTATTAAGATATTTTCTTCTTTGGACAAATCCGATTTTACGCTTCTGATTTTCCTAATGCGTTTGATTTTATCAAAATCCAGTTCCATGACACGATTATTTAATTAGAAATCCGTATATTTGTACCTAAATAATCGTTGGGGGCTGCTTGGTCGTGCGGGCTGGCTCCCTTTTTATTTTCCATTTGTCTCCCGTCCCCACAGCATTGCATTGTAAAGTGAGGTGGCATAGAGTTTCACTTCCCAATTTTTGGTAAGATATTCGTTACCAAGGGCTGCAAGACTGGCTTTGTACCAGAGGTATTTATTTCTTTCAAGTTTCATATATTCCTTTATTTGTCCGGTTCAATAAATTCGACATCGTAGAGTTCACAAAGTTGCTCGAATGTAGCTTCCTCTAAATCATGGTCGAAGATGTGGAAACACCCAAAGTTGTAGTCGAAGTTCTGACCGTCACAGAATGTTTGCTTTTTCGCGAGCGCACATTCTTTGCTTTCCAAAGAGAAGCATACGATTTCGTTTCCTTCATCAAGGAGTTGTTTAAGCCAGGAATAGTCCCGGCTGGTTTTGTAGGGTATTCTTGCTTTTTCCATGAACAAATTGATTTGCATTCAAAAAATTATAAGTCATATCCTTCAAACAGCATCTGCTTACCATAAATCCTTGCGGCTTCGTGCTCCAACATACACCCTTTGCTGTATTGCCAGTCTTTGCAGAAGTACACGGCATCGCACTCCAGCAGGGCTTGTATATCACGTCCCATGTGTTCCGCGTAGGTGGCATCAGGGTCAGGCGACACATCTAGCGGAGAGACAGGGATATACCCTTTGTTTTCCAGTACGGATGAAACGAATATGCTCTTGGCTTCAACTTCATCAATGTCGCACCCGGTGCTAGGTAGACTGATATATACTTTCTTTTTACTCATATTTTATTTACTGTTTTAGTTCTGCCACCAGAGCATCGGCACAAGCAGCCGCAAATCGAGCAACAGCTATAGGTATTGTATGTTTCTCGTTCTCTTTATATGTTGCTTCGGAACAAGCATAACCAACTTCATCTTCATCGCTTAGTATTCTTTGCATGGCCGCTATGGCCGCCTGTATGCGGACTTGATTCCAGTCGATGGTGTCTTCGCCATTGGTTTGTAAAAATTCAAGTTCCGACAGGGAATAGTAAATTCCACTGCAATCATCGCTTATATATGTTCGTTCGATACCGTTTTTACTAATCACGCGTTCTCTCGTTTCGTGGACATTCACTATATGCCCGTTTGATTTTATTCTTGCTTTCATATCCATTTTACTAATTCAAACTCATATACCCACACATAAGGATTGCTTTCCCATGTGCCTTTGCCGCTTATCTTGTCTATCAAAGCAGCGTAGGCTTCACGGGGTGTATCAAATAAATCCCCTGTTGAACACCAAGAAAAACCTTCTTGCTCATAGTAATTAATCCCCTCTGCCATACAATCAACATCAGATATATCTTGCAATCTCTGTATTCTTACTTTGTTGATGCGGATGCGGTGAAGCATATAATCTGCCCTGACAAACATCTTGTTGTTCCAACCTGCAAGTTTTGTTGGTTCAACACCTTCAAACTCCAGACAATCGTCCCATAAAGCTCCATAAGACATGTCTTTATAGCTTCGTGCAATGGCAACGATTTTCCCCTCCTTATAATGGCAATACTTGGATTTTCGTATATCAATAAAATCCCCATCGCTGTTTTCGTACACTAAAGTATCTTCCCTCTCATCCCAAACTAATGAGAAAAATTCCTTAGATATAATTCTTCTTGTCTGCGTCTTTCTTCCTTCCAATACAGCTTGTGTCAAGCCGTATTTGTCATTAAACATTATCTTTTTCATTTTCAATACTTTTTATTTCCTTGTTTGGTAACAAATCTTCAATGTATGCCCAACGTTTCGGTTGTATTTTATTTATTCCGTCCATAAATGAGAATCCGCCGCTGTGATAAAATTGACTGAGGAGAAAAAAACTACTACCTCCCGATTTTACCTCCACGAGGCATTGGGCGTTCCTGTCTTTGGGTCGTTCGCTTGCGTCGTGCCACACGGAGTTGATGTACCAGTTGGCACCATCAGCAAAAGCACGTTTTACGTCTCTTACTTCTGCATAATCGCTGTCCTCTGCTTGGGCGGTATATATTGCCGCCGCTTTTTCAATATCTTCTCTTTTCATAAATCAAAATCAAATTTCTGTTGTAATACTTCATCGGCATAGAACTTGTCAAATGACTTTCCGCTTATCCACCAATTGAAACCTGTCTCTGCATCGGTAAAATTGTGATTGATATATCCATTGTCAATCAACCACTGGATAACCTTAACCCAATTCCTTTTAGCGTGCGGGTATCTTTGCATGTCTTTCACCTTTTGGCGGTAACTTGCCATCGGGCAGAGAATACAGCCAATACGCTTGTAGCCTTCATCATATAGTTTGCAATGCGGTACTTTTACTACATCATTCAAGAACTTCCACACATCACGCTCCGTCCAGTAGATGATGGGTGAAACTAATATCTTGTCACTTCCTCCTACACAAGTCACCATTGTTTCTTCGTGTTCTTCCCATTGGTCGAATGTTCCGCTGAACGACGCTTTCCCGTTCTTCCCGGTCTCAAATTCGTTTCGTTTCTTCCTACGGGAACTTTCTTGTTTTCTAATTCCGAGTAAAGTAACCTTCCCAACTCCTGAATATTCTTTGTATTCGGCGCAACACCAACGTAAAGTCCTTGTTGGCAATATATGTTTCTTTTTTGCTATTTCGTAGATGCTCATTTTGGGCTTGATAAGCTCCACTTCCGGATATTGCCGCTTGACGAAACGAATTACCTCGGGTGGGTCCACGCTGGTCAGATTCATGTGTGCTTTAAACTTCACACCGGCCATTTGCGCGATGTGGTAAAGGGCTTGACTATCCTTTCCACCGGAGAAAGCCAAATAGAATCCATTTTCGGGGTCTAAACGCAAGGCCATGGATTCAGCCTTGCGCAACAAGGCAATGGAATAGTCTATCTTTTTATCTAAATTCATAATTCAAACAATTCTTTTTGTACATATACATCGCCGTTTTTCAGTCTCACTTCGCCAATACACTTACCCACGAAAAATATTTTTTCATCCATTCTGCACCAGCTTTGAAAATATCCGCACCAAATTCAGAAAGTGCATGTTCTCTCCCTGTCTCATAATTATCTTCTTCGTTATTAATTATGGTATAATCTATATGGTAATCTAAAAGGTTCTCAATATAGATTTTTCCCGCTTTTTCAATATCTTCTATTTTCATTGTTTTATCCTTTCATGCGTCCTAAAAAGCACAGTTCTAATACATCGTGTTGCCGACCTATAACAGCAAACTCCAACATATCATTATCGTCCGCAAGGTCGTTTATTCTCAATAGCGAATAATAGCCCCCATAGGGGCTCACATATTTTTCTTGTGAAATATCATCAATAATACGTTTATTATCTTGTTTGCCAAAATAGGAATTAAGGCTTTTCAAAATATGCTCCGTCACGTACTCCGGACTACACATGGCTATTTCTTGTCTTCTTAATGCGTACTCCATAATTCAAATAGTTCTTTTTGTTTATATACATTGCCGTTTTTCAGTCTCACTTCGCCAAAACACTCTTCCCGAAAGCGTTTTTCCTGCGCATCGAAATATTCTTTGTCTATTTCAGTTCCCCAAAAATCAAAACCCATTTTATAGGCGGCTATTCGGCTGCTCCCGCTACCCAAATGAGTATCTAAAATCCTATTCCCTGGTTTAGCAAATGTTTCTAATAGGAATTTATATAAGGCGACCGGTTTCTGCGTCGGGTGTATCCTCACCTCTTTATTTTTCATATCCTCTTGTAGAAATCCGCTCCATCTAAAAGCAAACAATTTCGCAGATTTATTAAAAGAGGTCCACGCTAATTCACAGTCCGCAAAATCTGTTTTCCCGTTTTTCTTATCCCATACGACCCAGCACGGACTATCATACGGTATTTGTGATATAAAATGATTTGCACCGAATATTATTTGATTCTTTGACACTCTCATTAATTCATCAAATAAATGTTTTTGGGGTTTAGCTCTATCCCATGTTTTAGGCGCGTACTGTTTTGCTTTTGCTCTATTGCTTCGCGAATGGTTTTTTAATCCATCTTCACCTATCCCGTAGGGAGGGTCTATTATTGCTAAATCATAAAAAGCGTTTGGAATATCTTTCATATACTCCATACAGTCAATATTATATACTTCGCTTATCGGCATAACTATTAGGGAAATGATACTCTAAAACCTTACGGCAAAAAGCATCTATTTCGCAATCAAAAATATTAATCCATCCCAATAAGGCGGCAGCATAATCAAAACCACCAATTCCACTAAATAAACTTGCATGTGTCAAGTGCCTATCCATCGATTCCAAACTTAATCTTAATCAGATTGATGATGGCTTTATATTGCTTTTCATAGATTGTACCGGCATGTGTCTCTTTCACTTTCCTTTCAAACTCTTCGATGCTCCCACGGAAACAGCCACACCTTATTTCGACTTTATTTTCATTTGTCATATAAGCATGCGTATGTCGGTTGCATGAACCGAAACAATCAAAGCCACAATGCATATGGTCATTCTCAACCCGAGCATCGCCGGACACCCAAGCATCGCCGGACACCCGAGCATCGCCGTACACCTGAGCATTGCCGTACACCTGAGCATTGCCGGACACCCGAGCATCGCCGGACACCTGAGCATTGCCGTACACCTGAGCATTGCCGTACACCCAAGCATCGCCGTACACCCAAGCATCGCCGGACTGAGAAAGGTTCTCTTCTTTTTCCACATACCCACCTAAATCACCCTCATTAGCATTTTTGAAGGCTTTGGTACACTTGATTTGGAACAGTTTGATTCCAAGGGCATTTATCACAAAGTTGTCTGTTAATTCAAATTTCTTTTCCATCACTGTTTCTGTTTTTCGTCTAAAAAATCAAAAGCATCGTCCACTTCAAGCCTAAGCCCAAGTTTAGAAGGAAAGGACTTGATGTAGTTGTAGAATCTGAATGCAAGCTCATCATCGTCACCGCACCTGTCTATCAGCGTAAGAAGGAGTGCATTCGTAATGTCGGCATCATGCCCGAAATTTTCCTGGGTTGAAGATTCCAAATGGGCAATATCCCGTTTTATGCACCTGATGGCATGAATGGCGGTGTTATAATTCCGCTTCACATCGTGACGCAGGGCGCAACCTTGCTTCTTGAATGCTTCCTGCATATCCATGAGGTTGGTTTCCAATACATCGGTCAGTACGTACACGATGTTGGTCAGTGTATTTAAGTTGTCTGTTCCTTGTTGCATGTCAAAATAATGTTTTTTTGGGGATTTTGGATAATAAGCGGATGCTTGGGCTAATAGCTTTCACCGCTTGACGTGGATGCGGTGAGGGGGATGAAATAACGGCATGAGGCATCCTTCGGGCGGACTTCCTTGTAATCCCCGTGGCGGCCTTTCACGTGCCAACAGCGGCATTTGTACTCCCCTGCGGAATAATGCACGCATTCGTTGCAATGGCAAGAGGGGTCATAGGGGCCATAGTAACTGGGCTTTTCTTTCTCCCGTGGTTCGTGCAACGTTTCATCCCGCTTGACGGCCTTCTCCGGTTTCCGGTTGGCTGGATTCCTTTTCTTTGGCGGGGGAGTACGGCGTTTAAGACCGATCGAGCTTGCCTTTTGGTATATCCCTTGCAACGTGTGCTTGGACAGCCATGCGGAAATCTCGCGTACCGGCATGGTACCGTAATGCGCCTGAAGGAACTCCAGTTCCGCAGGTGTCCATTGTTTTTCTGAATAGTTCATGTTAAAACGATTTTTTGAACCTGATTTGTATGAATCCCCTCCGTTCCACCTCGCGGAGCAATTCCATATCCTCATCCCGTATTTCGACCTGCGTTTCCTTGTTGACGGTCATGCCCCAAGGGATGCCGAAACGCTTCCTGATGCGGGCGCGTATGGATTCGTCTTTCGTTACCCAGTAAATAGTCAGTTTCATGGTGGAGTGAGTTGTCTGAGGGCTTCTTTGTCGCCCATGGAGGCACGCTTTTTCAGTTCCAAGTATTCTACATAGGAAATACGATTGTTCCCACGCTCCTGAATCTCCCTTTCCCGTTGGACTCTGTACTGTTCCCTTTCATAGCGATCCATGTCTTGCCGTCTTTCACGAACATATTGCATCAAGGCGTTGGTTATTTTCATCGGGTCAATCGTTCCGTAGAACGTGCCGTAATATCCCATTTTAAACCGACCGATAAAGAACAGTATTTCAGCGGAGTTAAGGTAGTAGTATTCGGAAAGTACCAGATTTGCAAGTTCGTAAATCTGACCGTTGCTGATTTTTGATTTCACCTCTGCAAAATCGTTAAGACTTCCGAATTGTATAACCAACCATTCAACAGGTGTTTCGTCACCATAAGTGGAAGAAAGTAGTCCCAATGAGGGGATATTATGATTTATAGCCAGTCCTGCGTGTGTAGCTCCGACTAACAACAACTTTCCTTGCAAATCCTGATTGTAATCCATCATAAAAATTTCGGGAGTAGGGTATTTAATCAATAATGCCCTCTGCTTGCAGTTCAGCTCGCTTTTTTGCGGCAGCTTCCTGCACTCTTGTTGCGACTGCAACAGCCGAATTAAGTTTTCGCTGCTGGCTATCTCGTTCATTTTGGTTAGTCCTGTTTCCATTGTAATTTCCTTCTAAAATTTTGATGAAATTTGTCGGTCTGAATATCCAATCAAAGTCACACGACCAGTTCTTATCGTTATGCCCCATAAGAAAGGCTGATTGAAGTACGTTTTGAAATACGGTCATTATTGCATTTTTTCCGTGTTCTGACGCTCTTGCTTTTACTGCTTTCTTCCTTTTGTCGGTCATGGAAGTCACTTTAGGCAATTTCCCCTCAAACATTTTATTGAATGTTGCCATAAGGGCGTTATAGTCAATCCTCTCTTCATGGGGTAAAGAATGTCCGTCGTCCCCTTGGGGGACTTCAGGGGGTATATCTTCCTCTCCTTTTCCTCTTCCTATTATAAGCACTGATTGTTCCGTGAATGGTACGGTATTGTTCCGTGATTGTTCCGTGATTAATACGTGAATATCATCTTTATTGCTATCAATCAATAGTTTAGGTATGTTCAAATCCTCGTGATTCGGCTTGTTGATTACTTGATGCCGAGTGAAATTAGGCAGATATATGAATCTTTCTTCCTTATAAGAAAGCAGACATATAAATCCATTTGTCACAAGCTCGTTCATCCATTTTTCAAACTGTTGCACTTGGATTTGGTCATACGGAAATATTTTTGATTTCAGCCAGATGGTATCACCTATCACCACGCCTATATCATCAGAAAAACTCCATAACCCCATGTACAGAAGCCTTGCATCCCTGCTTATACGACCTATTTTTGTATCATCCCAAAATTTAGGTTTGATAGTGCGTATTCGTGCCATGTTTGTTCATATTTAATAACATATTAGAATCTTACATTGGTTAATTGTCTGTTATTGGAATACACAGCCCATTTACCATTACCACCATCTACCAAGCGTAAATCCTTGACTTCGCCGAAACGCTTAATATTTCCGCAGAGGTCAACAACCCATCCTGCTTCTTTATTTGGGTGGGGACGGATGGCACGACCGACTATTTGATACCATAGGGCTAAAGACATCGTAGGTCTTGCCATTACAATAGTATCAAGTTCTGGATAGTCAAATCCGGTGGTCAATACGCCCACATTGGCCACGACAGGTATTTCGCCGGCCTTGAACGCTTCGAGAACCCTTTCACGTTCTTTTTTCGGTGTTTCGCCAGAAACGATGGCCGTGCCGGGGATAGACCATGTGAGCCGTTCGGCTTCTTTCAGGAAACGGGTGAATACCAATATACCTTTGCGCCTTACTCCACTCTTCGGATTCATAAGCCTTTGGACAATATGGACAAGAAAACCGTAAAAATCTATCCGTTCATATTCTCTGATTACCGATTTATCGGTATAGTCGGCGCCGGAGGTGTTCACTTTCAGGTTGAGTTCGTTCCATCCGATAGGATTCATGGCGTAGTAGTCCAGTTTCGCCAGATAGCCCATATCAAGCAGGGTAGATATTTGTACCTGATAAATGACTTCCGAAAAGATACATGGACGTGTACGGGTGATGAACTTTAACATAGAGCCGAAATCACGGCTTGAAGAAAGTCTATATGGTGTAGCGGTCAAACCAAGTACTTTGCATTTCAGAATCGAAAGGAATGATTTGTACATCCCTTCTTTGGGATTCACCAAATGACAATTCCCAGATATGAAAGTAAACCCTTTATGTCTGACTACAATAGCTCCAGAAGGAACCTCTACACAATAAACGTAACCGTTGTAATAATCTGGTTGCGTTTTCATTTGTTGAGTATCTTTCAACTGTGTTTTTGTACGAATGAATAATCGATATATAGGCATGTGATTTTTGCTTCGATTATCATCCTGCTGTGAAACATAGCAGCTATTACCAGAAATTACTGCTACGGCATTATAAAAGTCCACCTTTTTCTTGTCTGTAGAAGAGTAGTAGTATAGCCCTTTATCATTTATAACAGAACCATCCCATAAAACACACTCTTCAATAATCTGCATGGCTTTTTTAGAAGACATTGGAAAACAAATATGATTTGTTATATCTTTTGTCGTACCTTTAGGCATTTTCACCATAAATCGTCTACCATGATTACACTTGACTTCACTAATTGGTATATTAACAGAGCTGCAAAGGAGAATTAGCCGCTTTATTTTTCGATCCTTTTTTAAGGTAAATGATATAGTAACATAATCCTCATAACATTTATGTATGCTTCCATCTGCCTGTACTGCTATATATAGCCTTTCCAAATCACTCAAATCATCTGAAACTATATCACACGTACCAGATACAGGAATTTTTCTTCTATTGCCAAAATATGCTTCGGAAATCCTTTCTTTAAAGAAACCTATTCCTTCTTTCCAAAAGACTTGCATGTGACCGTTTGTCATCGGTACATCAATACCGTTCTTAATATGAAAAGACACTATTTCACCGTCATGCAATCGTTTTATATGTCTTAGTGGATGTACGAAAGAAATAACCCCATTGTTAAACTCAGCAACTTTTAAATCAGAATTTAATTTGTCAAACCTTACAAATCCTTTTTCTGTGAGAATCTCTGTCTCACCAGTAAAACATTCATCTATGATTATATTCTGAAAGTGCTGAAAAAGTTCAGGATGATTAATCACACTGCCTATGGTGGCAAAAGTTATTCTTGAAATCTCCTTCCTGCCGAACGATGCTGAATAGATAGAGCAATCGAGTACGCCATACGAACATATCTTCAGGTAGTTTTGTTCCAAAATCTCCTTTGAGGGCTGGAACACCAGCGTATGTCCGTTGAGCCTTGCGGCTATGTCGGCAATCACAAGCGATTTTCCCGCGCCGGTGGGCAGCACCATGATGGCATTGTTCTTCTTCGCTTTGTTGGCAAAGAAACTGACTGCTGCATCACTGGCTTTCTGTTGATAATCACGTAGCTTGTACATATTAATCGTTGAAATAGGTCAGTTCAAATTCCGTATCGGTAAATTTTTTCATTCTTGGCATTTCAGGGTTTTCACGTAAATGAAGTCTCTCGTAAATTTCTTTTGGCTTCATGTTAGGATGCTTTCCTCTTATTCTGCAAATAATGCTGCTACCACTTGCTACATAGATATAGCCAAATTCACCATCTTTAAGTTCATTAAAGCGTTCTTCCTCTGTTTTATGCTTATACACAAACGGTTCTTGTTTCCTATTCAGATGATATTCGTATTCTTCTTCTGATGCACTCCAGCCACACTTTGGGCAATATGAAGTTTGTGTGGTACAATAGGAGCAAGGAGGATTAATGTGGCAGGTGCATTCTCCTTCTTTCTCATGCTCGTCAATGATTCCATTACATCCGTTCCTATTACATTTCTCTCCTTTGAAATATCCTAAATCTTTCATATTCCTTTCTCCTTACTTAGTTTATCTCCCAAAGCCTTGTAATACTTGGTGAGTTCGGTTAATTCAAAATCAGCATACTTGCGCATTTGGTTTTTCATGGATTCCAGTATAAGGACGCGATTTTCGCCATATTTGGCAATAAGTCCTTGACGGTATCCCTGCATGTTACCCTCCATGAAGCGGTTGCACTTACGGCATTGGGCGTTGCAGTTCATTTCATTGAACCGGGTAATCATGTGCTGCCTGTTTATGTAATGGCCACAATCAGCCTGCTCGTATGGCTTTATCTGACCACACGAGATGCAACGGAAATATCCGTTTGGCATTGCATCACGAAGCCGGATATAGCGGCTGAAGACTTTGTCGAGTTTGGCTACCAAATCCGGCTTCTTCTTTATCTTGATGCCCGCCTTGTCGAATAAAGGCAAGGGCTTTTCTTTTTTCTTAGGTTTACGCTTTATGTAGTATGGCATAGCTGTTTCATTAAATTCATTGTTTCTTGTATAACGGCTTGCTTACCCCAGTTATATTCATTGTCTCCATAGTGGAAAGTGTCGAAACCGAATATCCACCAATCATCACCTATTTCTGTATTGTCGGTGATAAATTCCGCATCATCCAATATAGGATTTCTTTTTCCGACATACTTGGGATTAATTTTCCTTTTGCTTCCGATAGATTCTTCACCGCTCATTACCGGTTCTGAAAATGTGATGCCTCCATGTACACTTATATCATCAATATCAAAATAAGACATTCTATGATATTTGTTACCTGGAGGAACAGCCACATAACCGTTATGTGTGCCATGCCCTACCATAGCGGACTTAAACCATTCGTTTGATTTTATAAATGCTACTGCTTTATTTTCCATATCTTTCTATTATTGGTTTACACAGTTCAACAACTTGCTTACAATTCTCCACATCAAACATCCCTATGTGACAAAGTTCACGTGGTACGTCCAGTTGATTGGATAGCCATAGGTAGGCTTTGTTTCTGTTCGATGTATTCGGGATATGCTTCTTCCAAATCTTGTTTATAAGGTTTGTCTTCGCTATCTGGTCAAAATAGAAGTGGGCTTCTTTCTTGGCTTCCCTAAGTTCCGCATTTGCCAGACGTCCTAATGCTTGGTCCGTGCCCTTGTGGACACCAACGTATGCCTTGCAATCACGGCATAGGTAAATCATACCGTAGGAACGTCCGTAAATGATGGAACTGTCAACGTATTCGGTAGGCTTGCCACAATAAGGGCAAATCTTACCTGTTAGTATTTCATTCATTAAATTATAATTTTAGTTTGTGATACCGGCAGGACTTGAACCTGCATGAGCTTTCTGCTTTGAGTAACCCTTCCGGCTGGGTAAAGCTCCAGTACTCATCGTGCGTCTACCAATTCCGCCACGGTACCGTTTGCCCGTCCTATCCTCACAGACCGGAAGGGCGTTGTTTTAACTAATACCTAATCCTAACCAAATAAGTATAACTATAGCGGAGGCCGTGCCGGAATCGAACCGGTTTCTTTACCGTATGGCAATATCCTTCCATGTGGACGAACGGCCTCGGGGAATACTCGTACTATCCGGACTGGTGGTTTTTGAATTTATCTTCCAAAAACCTCCTTGAACTTTTTGTCCAATGCCATCAATATCCTCATTCTTATAGCAGGATCCTCACTTTGGTCTATGGAATAAATGCGTGAAAGCAACATCTTACGGGAACCACAAAAACACCCACAAGTATAGAATGGATCGACATTGGGATAGTTGTGTTTATACCAGATGTGGTTTGTTCCTTTGATTGCCACGTATGTTTCGGATACGATAAATTCATCTTCTATTGGTTTATATCCAGGTGTGTTCGGGTTTCCTGCGGCACTTATGCGGACATCACAATCGCTATCCTTGGCAAGCTCAACCAACGTGCCGACAGGTGTATTCGGGTTTCCTGCGGCACTTCTGCGGACATAACAATAGCTATCCTTGGCAAGCTCAACCAACGTGTCGACAGGAGTATTCGGGTTTC